GTTAACTTGAACTGGTCGGCATTGCAAGAAGTGCGTGAGTTGTACACTGTCGAGCAATGTTGGTTGGTTAGAAGACATAAAGACTTCTGGATAATTGAATTTAGGGGTATACGAGTATGAGCACACAGCGCTTCGTCCCAAACCGTAAGGTGATCACTCAAAACATCCGCACGCCGGGACTGGACAGGATGCACCGCAGCTTTATCTTGCGGTTGCTCGTTGTTGAGCGGGTCCGTTGTATACTGGACCAAGTCACGTTCAACGACAATCCACACACGTTGATCGAGAAACACTTACCCATTCCTCCGCACTATAAGGACGACGAGCAGAAAGCTCGTTATGTGCAGTCTGAAAGTATTGAGGTTATGAACGCGTTCCGCCGCTTTGAGCAGAACCCCGCCTACCAAGAGGATCTTCGGACCATACTACCTTACAAAGGACACGTATGGCACCTGACTCACTCTTCGGGAGCGGGGGTCCTGATTACCATCGAGGTTTAACATGAAGACGATCACCGTCCGTCTCGACAAAGATACTCGGGATGAGTTGTATGCGGACATTCACCACAATCTGTTGGACTTCGTTTTGATGGAGGCCATCTTCTGCGTGTGTAATGACTTTGCTTTGCGACCAGGCATGTTGTTGGAAGCAAGTGAAGATCCCGAGTTCTACTTGAATGACCCGGACATCGCGATTGCAAGTTCGGTAGAAACACTCCTCGATACACTCAAGGCAATTGACGCGACCGATGGCATTGACACGGAATCTCCGATGTACAACGTCCGTGAGCATCAAGGGTTTATCGAGGACAAGTTGTGCTTGGCGATCAGTTCAATTACTGTAGCCAACAAACCTCTGGATTTCATGATGATCTATGACGTCCTACAAGACCCTGCGCTGAATCGTTCCTTGACCGCTATCGGCACTCACTTGGGCGAAACCGTGATCATGTCGTTGTCTGGTGCAGCGGCTGTTTACCTTTGAATACCTACCTACCCTGAGCCGTGAGGCTCAGGGTAGGGGTATGGTTTTTTTTTTGCCTTATTTCAGGGCAACTTCCAGATCCAACAAACTGGTCTTCGAACCAGCGGTGTGAGCCGCCTTCATCCGTTGCAGCATCATACCGGTAGGGATAAGGACGATCTCTGCACTGAGGCGTTCACCCAGAGCACCCAGACCTTCGCCGCAGCAAGTCTTGCAGTATTCGCCGTCGGTCAGCGTACAGAACTGAGGAACGCGGATCTTGGTGATTTTACCGACCAGACCAACAACGTTCTCTCTGGTGATCTGTTCAAGCTTAGTACCGTTGACCATCCAAGAACCAGCCCAGTAGCCTTTGTTGTGGTCCATGATGACGATGTCTTCAGCCACGGGAGAACCGCAGTTGATGATCGTCGAAGAGACCACCGCACGCCCCACCAGACGCAGTGTTTCCTTAACCTGAGCACCACCCTCACCGGTAGCCATGGAACGACTGTATGCGCCTGCTACAGCGGTGTTAATGTAGTCCGCCAGGTGGTTAGGATCCCAACCTTCATCCAGAGACTTTGGCAGAGCCACCCACGCGTCACCAACGTCGTTCGGTTCAATACCAAACGCAATGAACATCCGTTTCCGGCTGTTGTCGATGAACTTCTTGGCGATGAAGAACTTACGGCTTGGACCCGACATCATGATCTTGTAGTCGAGGTCAACACATTGGTCAACGATTCGAGTAAAGACTACTGGGTCACTAAGCTCGTGCTTGTGTTTCTCCATGAGCTCTGCTTTGAGCTTCAGAACCTCTGGAGAGACAGTGAGAGCGTCTACACCACCCGGTTTGATGAAGTGGCTCCCAAGCCCTTCCAAGAAGTTACAGTTGTGGGAGAACTCCAAGCACTGGTCAACGCTAGCCTTACCTTCAGGAACGGGTTCACCATCCTTCGGGTTATCGGTCATGATTGTGCGGAACAGGTCTTCAAAGAACGGCTTGGTGAATTCCTTGTTAACGTAATCCACCACACCCTTGAAAGGTTCCCAGATCAGGATCACGTTGAACATGAACAAGCCAAAGGTGGTACGGACTGGCTTACCTTTCAGCACAGGGTGGAAGTCACCCGGTAGTTCAATGATCTCGTCCATGTAGAACAGAGGTTCATCCACTTCGCCTTCAATGGGTTGGGCTACCCCATCAACCAGTACGTTGAACTGACCTTTTTCTACGAAGGCCGCGTACGGGTACTTCTTAAACTGCCCCGAGGAGTCTTCGTCTTCGAACTGAATGGTGATGATCGACTGAAGAGTAGCTTTGTCGTCATAGCCATCGTTATTAAAACAGAGTTTCAGGTATTCAAGTTTGTTCACGGGAGCACTACCTCTTCAATGAGGGCTTCGATCTTCACCAAAGCGATGACGTCGGAGATGATCGAATACAAGTACTGAGTCGCTTTATCCTTTAGCCACTCATTGTTGATCTCGCTAATGATGAAGAAACACACGATTTCTTTGCCGTACTTGATAATGTCCTCCTCGAGGATCTCATCCAGCTCGGCTTTGTAGAAGCTCAGGAAACTCGTCATAGAGCCGCCCAGCTGCCCGTTACGCGTCACGTGACCAAACGCAAGGCTACCTTCGAGGAAAGCCTTATTCGCAACGATACGGCGCTGTAGAGGCTCTGGTGGGTTTTCTACGTCGTCCGGGTTGAAGAGAGCGTCCTTGATCGACTTGAGGGTCACTTCAGACACATCTTCGATCAGGCATTCAAACTCACTGATGTCGAACTCTTCACCCCAGAACACTTTCATCGCTTGCAGGTAGCGGTTGACAGGGGGAATGTCGTACGACTCCAGCAAGCCCTTCAGACCGATAAGGTCTTGGTATTCACGCAGCTCGAAGAAGAAGTCGAGCAGAGTAGCCATCTCGGAAAGTTTGTCTTCACCGGCTACGTCTTCGTTAAGGGTAACCCCCATCGTTTTGAGCACTTCGATTATATTGGTTGCGATAACCACGTATGCGCTCTGCTTCTTACTTGGTGTGTCCGTGTATTCATCCACCAACACGGTTGCCAGCTGGCTAGGCATCAGACTGTCACCGTCTGCCAACATGATTAAATTAAACGCCTTGTTTAATTCTGTAGCCTGCATAGGCGGAATTGCTTTACGGAAGCTGGTCCACAGCCCGCCGATTACAGAGTCGGCCAGGTATTCACCTTCTTCCAGAACAACCGCATCTTCGCGCTCGATAAGCATCGGGTTTATACTCGTAGTAGTTAAAGGGAATCATAGCATAATGAGCACTAAACATCAGCAACGTCGTGCCGAGAAACAAGCCGCTCGCAAGAAGGCTTCCAAGGAGAAATTGAAGAAGGCTCGTCGTGCTTCGGCGTTCGCGTTTGCTCCTACCCCCCAACCCGGTAAGAAGAAGAGCAAGTCGGTCTATGACATCATCGACGCTGCCGCCCGCGCCAAAGGTAAGCGCGCCGCTGGCGAAGAACCCACCGAGCTCCCTTCCGGTTCCCAGCTGATCCAAGCCATCAGCGACATGATCACTGTATCGGTTAAGATGCACTCCGGTATTGTCCTCTTCAATCGTCTGGCCGCCGAAGGGCGCTTCGTCCCTACCCCTGAACAGAAAGAACTGGTCGAGGGTTACGAGAAGAAACTGGTCGAGTTCGCCGAAGACGTGAACGTCGTCATCACCCTGCACGAAGCCGGTCACACCCCGGAAGAGTACATCGAGATCACCCTGCATATCGCCGACGTGATGCACAGCCTGGTCCTCGAGTACGGCGACAACATCGTTGCTGTCTCCGTCTCCCAGCGCGACATCATCGAAGCGTACGTCCTCGAACACAAGCCAGCCGAGATCGACATGTATGCGTACATGACCTCGCTGCACGAAGGTCGTATGGACGAGATCCGTGCGCTGTACGCCACCGGCCACAGCAAAGAACTGCTGCAAGACTTCAAGGACCAAGCGGAACTGATGAAAGCTTCCGACGTGGACGACCTCGAAGCTCTGGCCGATCCTGAAAACCTGGAAGCCCCTATGGGCGGTGAAGCGGATGGTCCGCTGCTGCTCGAAGCTCCCAACGATCCAGTAACCCAAGCTGCTCAATAAGGACCTCTGCACATGAGCGAACAGGAAAACAACCCAGGCGGTGAACAGTCCCCACTGGCCGCTGCCGTTTCGAGCACCATCCCTGAACCGGTGAAAGGTTTTGCCTACACCGACGAGCACACCGAACAAAACACCCCGATGAAGGAATTCGTTCCTGGTGTCCCGGAAGCCATTCGTCAACAGCCTGAAGAGGCTCGCGAGAAAGGTTTCACCACCTTCTTCCTCGGTAACGGTAAGGAAGAGAACCTGGCTGCCCAGGATCTGGTTGCTCGCTGGATCACCCTGACCACTGCCCGTGATATGTTCAAGAACGGTCAGATGCCGGAGAGCTTCAAGCTCACCGCCGAGAACGAGTGGAACCAGTACGTCGAACAGACCCACCCCGGTCGCACCAGCGTTGCGGTAGAAATGCAAGCGCTGCAACTGTACCGCTTCTTCGAAGGTCTGCAAGACTCACTGCTGCTCCGCACCCGCATGATGAACGAACCGGGTGTGACCAACGTCTCCCGTCGTAGTGACAAGCTGGTGGTCGCAGACATCCTCGGTAAGGTACCGGGCAACTCGGTTCAAGGCTTCTCGGTCTCCGAAGTAATGACCCGCGCCACCCTGCGTTCTACCTCGGCGGCTTACCAGTACGACGTGCTGTTGCGCAACTCGTTCTGCAAACTCGTCTTCACTCGTCCGGCCAAGTCGGAACTGGGTAGCTTGATCAACGACATCAACCTGACTGTGCGCGGTTATGTTCGTCAGGTCGGGCACAACAGTCTCCAGCTGGCGACCATTGCCGGTATGAAGGCGGTCTGGAACTGGTTCCACCCACGCATCATTTCCTGCTCGGTCGACAAGATCGTGGACTTCAAGGATCTGGTGCAGGTTATCCGTATCACTGACTTCCTACCGCTCTGCAACGCCATCCTGGCGTCGATTGCGGACGAAGGCGTGAACATGGACATCGGCTGCATCAACATCGGTTGTGACGAGCACACGCTTGATTTGATCGATCCGACCAAGTTGACCCAGATCCGTACCAGTATCCAGACCCCTGAAGAAGCTGCGATCCTCGGCAACATTGCCAACGGCCGTCGTACCTACTCGGTAGCGGAAACCCTGGCCATGATCGAGCAATCGACGTACGGTCTGGAATCCACTTCGGTTTGGAACGAAGCTCAGGACATCAAACTGTCGATCGCCCCGCCGTCGATGGCTGATGCCTTCATGACCTTCGACTTCTTCTCGGCGCGTGTTGACAGCCAGCTGCGAGACATCCGCACCAAGGTAGTTGACGAGCGCACTCTGGAAGAACAGATCGCCATCGCCCTGAACAGCCTGGGTGCTGCCGAGTTCATCCACTGGATCAGTGCGTTCACCCGCATGCCACCCAAGGATGAAGACGGTGAGCCGCTGGTGCTGCGTCGTGCTGAGTGTGACTCCGATGAATTCAACAAGGGTCTGATCTCGGCGTTGGAGAAGGACAAGGTGCTGAACCGTGCCGTGACCAACTTCATCTACAACAAGGTCCTGTACATGACCCGGACCTTCTCGGGTATTCGCAACCGGGTTTGTCCGAAATGTGACACACCTTCGGATGCGAACCAGGAGCCTGAACGTAAACTGGGTTACACCCCTGTCGATTCGTTCATGGCTTTTTTTACCCATACCCAGTTGATTCTGATGGATCAAGCCGTGACGCGCCAGGAAGAGATCAAAGAAGCCCTCTCCTGATCGGTGGATCGTTCATCAAGAGCTCAGAGTACAGGGAAGTACTTCTGAGGTTGTTAGGGCAGGACATGTCCGCCTTAACAACTGACGAGGTTCTCCTGAACGACCAGCTCTTGTATGACCTCAACATGGGTTATGCAACCCGTAAAAATATCCACCATATGCAATCGATCAGGTTTATCCCGAAAGAGGCTAACTACATTCACCCATGGTCTTTTGAGGCGACGGGTGAGGTGTACGGGATGAACCAACTCGAGAAGTACATCCCTCTTCGGGATTACCTTGAGCTACCGAGTCATATGGTGGATCGCGTAATTACCGGTGTCATTGAAGGTAAAGACAAGCGACGTAAGGCGGAGGAAGAAGAGAAGAGACGTCGCGACTTGTTGGCAGAAACCAACAACGTGAAGAATAACGCCAACGTTCATACCGGTAGTGAGGAGCTTGACCCTGTCACCAGGGAAATGATCCGTGCTATGGGTGAAAGATCTTAATACTCCCTTTTAGAGACCCTAGTCCCCCTTGTGGGGACTAGGTATCTTATGGTGTACACCCACAGCACTATTCATTCATTTCTTTGAAAGGGCCCTTTCAATGAGCGATCCAGAATACACACCTCCCGAGAGCGAAGAGCTCGGCGGCGGTGATGCCGAGAAGACCCCTGTGGTCCAGACCGGCAAGAAGAAAGAGGAGACCGCCAAAACGGTTACTCCTGTCCAGCCCTCGCTGGAAGAGGTCTCTGACGTGATCGTTGCTGCTCGCATGGTCAACGCCAAGAAGACTGCCACCACTGACGTTATCGTGGCGCGCATCGAGAAGCACATCCAGTACCTCGCTGGTAAGGTGGGCTTCCGTGACGACGACGAACGCCGCCGTGAGCAGGAAAGCTTCATCGTGACCATCGGTGAAACACTGAAACTCTCTTATGAGGAGTACGTGGTTGTTACCGATCATCTGGTCTCGGTTGTTCGCCAGAATCGCGCGATCTTCGCCGACGGTACAGCGTTCCGCTATACCCGTAACCTGAGCAAGAACTTCCCGGCCCACTCGGTGTCGCAATACCGGAACTACATGACCATGTGGTCGATGATTACCGGTCACTGGCAACGCCGGCACCGTCTTAACTCCTTGATCGACATCACGTACATGACCAAGGATCTTCCACGGGTTGGCAAAGAAAACGTCACCCAGTATTTCAACGCGCTGATGAACGTCTAACGTTCCCCACCCTCGAGGCTAAACAAATGAGCGATACTCCTGTAGTAGACATCCTGGAAGAAGAACAAGGCTACGGTCTGGTCGACGGTCCGCACATCGAAATCGCGTTCGAAGCACTGAACGACACCATGGAGCAAGAAGTCACCGGCGTCGAGTCGCTGACCCAAGCTCAGCAGTACATGCATGGCGTTCTGTCGGCCAGCGGTGCCCTGACCCGCGCCGAAGTCAACGGTTCGGAAGGTTTCTTCTCCAAGATCGGTGACGGTCTGAAGAAGACCTGGGAATACATCAAGAAGATGTTCAAGAACATCTGGGGCTTCTTCTTCAAGAAGAAAGCGCCGGAGCAGGCCAAGGCCGCCAAGAATACTCTGGAAGCTGCCAAAGACGCTCTGGATCTGAAAGGTCCTGAAGTCAAGAAGCAACTGGTTGCTGCGGCCAACGCTTCCGGCGATGCCGAGGCGAAGAAAGCTGCTGAAGAAGCTGACGACGTCGCCGGCTACCGCGCTGCGGCCATGAAGCTGGCCAAGGTCAAAGGCAAGGACCGCAACGTTCTGGCCACCAAGGTTGGTAACTTCCTGGAAGTTCTGAAGGGCGGCGCTTCCCTGGCCGAATCCATCAAGAAGGAAACCGAGTCCGCCAACCACCCGTGGACCAAAGCCTTCGGTGGCGGTGTGGCTGAAAGCGCTCGTTACGGCGTTGTTCTGATCCGTGCTGTCGAGAACATCAAGGATCTTGAAGACCTGAACAAGGCCAAGGACACCATCGAGAAGATGCACTCCTACACCGGCGCGGTGGAAACCCTCATCGGCAAGTTCTCCGGTCTGGAAAGTCAGGTTCAGAAGGCTATCGACGACGTCGAGAAAGATCTGGGCAAGGCCGAAGGCGACGCCAACGCCAAAGCCGGCGTTCAGGCCGAACTGAAAGAGCTGCGTACCCTGATGGCCAACGCTGCCAAGTTCACCACCTTCCTGCAACACGTGCTGGACTACATGCCGCAGCTGAGCCGTGCGGTGCTGAAGGTGTTCGGCATCAACCCACCTGGCAAGGCTCTGATGGCTGTTTGATCATCGGTTCGCTGTAAAGTGGCATAACCCCCTACCCTCTCCCCGTGAAGGGAGAGGGTAGGGGTATGCTTGCTAAGCGGCTTGTTTGGTATTTTCTTCTACTTCAACGTTGATGCGAGGTTTACGCGGTTTAGCGCCTTTCTTGATCTGTTCAAGCAGTTCACCTTTACCCTGCTCGATCATTACACGCTCGAAGGTTTCTACCAGCTTGTCTGCTTCTGGGAAGCGGAACAGGGCTTGGCACAGACCCATGGCGTTTGCTTCGGCGCTACTTGCGTAGTTCACACCAATCTCTCGGAACTTCTCACTGTCAGCTCCTTGGATGTGGTACACCTCAATCTGAGTCGTTCGGTTACTCACGTTCAGTGCCAACGTTGCGTGTGGGTAAGCACCCTCAACGTCAATGTCCGAAGAGTCCGTACGACCTGAACTGATTACATCCGCCAAGCCCGCAAACAACGCTTTACCAACGCTGGCGTTCTTCTCAGTATCGAGGAGAGCAATCCAGTTACTGAGTGTCGGTAATCTATCTGTGAATGCCTTGTCACGGTTACGCGGCGTGCTCCCCCACACAAAGCCCAGATCCCGCGCCATGAACGACAGAGTGTCACTGATGGTCTTCGGCTGAGACACGTAGTTGAAGTACTCGGAGTATTTCAACAACATTGGAAGACCGAGTGTGAAGTCGTGCTCCTTCTCGTTGATCTCTTCAATAACGAAGTTATCGGCGATGTTGTACATGGAGTACAGGTAAGGATGATACTTCTGCATGTGACGATGCCACTGTGGAGTGCCCGGGAGAAGATGCTTCCCTTCCTCGGTGTACAGCTTGCCCGGCACGTCAACGAACTTGGCAATACCTTCCAACGAGTAGTCTTGCAGCTTACCGGTTACAGGCGCTCGCTTAATCGCAAAGAAGGACATTGCATCAACCCACTGCCACTTGGCCATGGTCCGAATGCTAGGGAACTTCTCTTGCGGCTCCAGGGGACTGCTAGAGCCATCCTCCTTGGTCTTGTGAGTACGACCCTTATCCAGCTTGTAATAACGGTAGTCTGGTGGAATGCTTTCGTCACAATACACATCTGCCAGATTGAAGCCGTCACCTTCCAACGAGTAGTGATTCGACTCCATGTCATAGGTCGCGTTCCAACTGGTGACCCAGTCCGGTTCCCACTCGTGCCACTTGTTGATGCACGCTTGCACAACTTCCCCACGGGTGTCGAACAGTTCGTACTGAACAGTACACTTCCGACGTTCCAAGTGACCCTTGAGGTATTGGTTCTCAGCCGCCTTCAATTCAGCCAAGATGATCTCATCGGTCATCTTGCGAGGTTCGACCTTGTTCTCCTGAGCCAGTACGTCCTCACGCTCTTGGTACCAGCTACGTAAGCCGGCAAAGTACGCACGCTCCTTAAAGGTAACCGACGCCATGGTAACCGGTTTAGTGTCGCCAATACTCGGCTTGAACATGTCGCCTTCAACGTCATAGGCGGCCATGGTGTACGGTTCTTTATCTTGCCACTCCCCGTACTTCTTGAAGAACTGTTGCTTGATGTGAACCGGAGGAGTTTGGTCCAGACCAAAGACGAACTGGTTACCTGCAACGTCAGTGATGGTAGCCTTGTGGTCAGCTACCCCGAACAGTTGCTTCTTAACCGCAAACGGAATCTGGCAACGAGGAGCACGGTACTCACGGCACATGCTCGCTTCAATGTAATCCTTGTGTTGCTTGAAGTTACGCTTGCCATCTTTAACAACCCAGTAAGGCTGTTTGTAATCTTTAATCGCAATGAACGAGTTACTGCGAGAGTTGTCTTCGTGAATGTTGGTAATCTTTACGCAAGTCAGGTCGCTTTTGTGAGTCTTACTAACCGAGTAACTTGCGTGTTTGCAGACTTTAGCAATAATAGGTGAAGTGTTGGTTGTCATGCCTAATCCTGCATTTTATGCTTGCTTTTAGACGCTATAATAATAGCGTTACAAGTCACTAATTACCGTGGGGGCGCCTGCTCATGATTTCTATGGATTTTCTGTCAAAGAGTGTGGCAGGAACCGAATTTATTGATTTCCAGAACGACAACTTCTACAAGCAGATGAAAGCTTGTTTCAAAGAACACATCCGTATGGTTGACGGGCGTCCTGTTCTGGAACCCAGCGTGGAAGAGCCACTGCTGAAACTGATTGCAACATACACTGGTTTCACCAACGTCACGATCGAGTTCTTGGACGAAGGTAACCTGTGGGTAGATACCGGGTACTTTGCGCCGAGCCATGTGTTGAACAACGCTGGTGTGGATCGTTGGTTCAGCACCAGCCAGACGACACTGTACCGCTGGTACCAAGAGAACAAGGTGAAGATCTTCAAGGGTAGTATCGACTACACCACTGGTCGTGTCGGTGGTTCGTTCTCGACCATCCCGATTAAGCTCGGTATCTGCCGTTACATGGAAAACTACTTCCCTGTCAAACAGGTAGAGAAGTGGGGTGAACCGCTGGAAGGTTTGATGGCCGGCGCTAGCTGTCACGAATTGGGTCACGCCTTCTCGGGTTGTGTGATGTTACTCACCCTGATGGAAGACAACATCGTCGCTCAGGCTGCACTCAACGCCTACCGGAATTCGAAACGTACAGAAGATCGTGTTGTGGTACTAAAAGACACGGCCACGATCCTCGGTCTGAAACCAGGTAACGTGGAAGACCTCCTCGAGTTCGCCAAGGGCGAGAATGACGAAAGCTTCATGTTGTACTTCACCAAGATGACCTCGCAACGTAACAGCCAGCGTGCGCTCAGTGTGGGTGTACCTAACATGACGTCTGAAGTACTGGCCGACATGTACGCGATCCGTATGGGCTGCTCGAAAGGTATCGTTGCTGCTATCGGTACCCTGACTGACCGTGGGATTATCGTGCCACTTATCGAGAACTTCATCATGAGTTGCTCGATGGCGGTGATCGGCATGTACATGGGTATGCTGATCGCTACTGTCACCGGTGTTGGTGCGGGCATGATCCTCATGACCATGCTGGCTACTTTTGGTCTTACCTTCGTCATCGGCTTCTTCAACAACGCCTACTCGGGTGTGTACAACGCTGACCACCGTCGGATGGAAGACGCGATTCGTCAGCTGATCGCTCGGATCAAAGAAGACAAGAAAATGCCGACCAAAGACCGGAACGATCTGGTCAAGGATATCACCATGTTGTTGGAAGCCAACAAGAAGGCTCAACCGTGGTATGAAGGCACCGCACTGTACCGCACCATGGGTTGGGTGTTCTCCGGTAGTGACTTTAAACGTCGCGAAGTAGAGCATTATACACAAGCCCTCAACAACCACGAACTTACCGTTCTGTCCGAACAGCTCAAAGGAGTCTGACATGTCGCATCTGGCACGTATCATCACCCTGCGTGAATCCCTCACCGGTCTTGGCGTTGGTTGCGCCTTGGCTCAAACCGAAGTCGTTCAAGAGGCGTTCGTTCGCGCCGTGGTATCCCACCACTCCCGTTTCCACGACAGTCTGGAGATCGGTGAAGAAGAGGAAGGTACCATCTTCGCCATGCTGGACAAGTGGAACTCGGTCTCTCCGATCAAGGCTCGACTGATCCTGGAATCCGCCCGCCTGCGCCTGCGTCGTATCCGCCAGCACCTGACCAACTGTGGCGTGGTACCTTCCAACGACGAGTTTGCCGTCTCGGTGGACATCCAGCGTGCGGTGGAAACCGAAGTCATCAAGTCCAAGTACGACCCAACCGAACTGGACGCCTTCAAGAACCTGGTTGATTACCTCGCCCTGGAAATGAGGAACGGTCATGAGTAACCCAGTTAGCTCTTACCTGCAACTGGCGACTCCGACTGACGCGTACGTTCCCAACGACGATCCCCGTCAACTCGTGGATCTGGACGAGGTCTACGACGACACCGACCAAGACAAAATCACCATGATGGTAAAGGGTACTGAATCCCTGAGCCTCGGCGTTCTGTCGCGTGAGATCGCCACCAAGTTCAACCTCCCCAATGCGCGGGAGTTTGATCCCTTCCCGTCCAAACGGAACGCGGTGATCGGTGCTGAAGGTTTCTTCTCCACCATGTACGAAGGTTTCAAGACTTTCGTCGAGAACATCATCAAGTACATCCGCATGGCGTTCGACTGGGTAGCCAATACCGTTAAAGGTATCTTTGGCTTCCGTAAGAGCGAGCGGATCGAAAAGGCGATCGACGATTCGTTGGACAGCCTGAAGGGTGAAGTAAAGAACACCCTCACCAGTCTGGGGTTCCCTGCCGGCCAGTACAACCTGGAAAACTTCATCGGCAACCTGCCGGGTAAAGTAGACCGCCTCGGTCAACTTACTCTGATGAAGACCAAGTTCGAAACCGACAAGGAAGCGATCGAAGGTCTGGCCAAGTCGATCCCGATGTTCCAGCAGGTCGTCGGTAAACTGACTCAGGCATCGACCAAAGCGAACCGTCTGCTCGACAACTACCGTAAGGTGTTGAAAGACCAGTACGACCGTACCCGCGTGCGCTCGGCGCTGCAACAGCACGTGTCCGGTGAATTCTCTCCGGAGGTTCAAAAGCTGTCGGCCGCTAACCGCGAAGCCATCCTTGCCATGGACCCAATGAACGTGGTGAAGGATGTTGGTGAGCTGCTGGCTACCTTGTACAAGGTAGAATTCTCCAACGAAGAACTGACCAACGGTTTCAGCAAAGTCCGTAAGGACCTCGAATCAGCTATCCGGGCCGAGTCGATCAAGCTGACCCAGTTCAACGCTGGCGAAATGATGAGCAAGATCCAGGAGCTGAACCTGCGTTACGTCGAGTTGGCTGACAACACTATCGACATGCGCGGGATCAACATGAAGGCGTTGGGTCAGGCTGTTGACAAGACCGACGCTGACCGCGCGCGTGCTCTGTCCGAGTACTACGGTGCTCCTGAGCCGGTGGTCGAGTACCAGGAACTGGCCATCACCATCCGTAACTACGCTAACTTCTGCCAAGTCGTTAGTCGTCAGCTGCTGGCGGTGGACCGTCAGATCAACGAACTGTCCCGTTGGTATGCCCGTGCACACATGTGGTACCTCCACGGGTTGATCGGTGACATGGACAAGCTCCGTGAGTTGATGCTGGAAGCTCGCCGAGAAGGTAAGAACCCTCAGGCGGATGTTGCCGGTAACCCGACCTTCCACCTCGAGATGATTCCCGATGCGGATGCACAGACCTTCATGGAGAACTTTGGTGCTACTTCTCACCAGATGTTTGAAGAGAATATCGCCGACATGAAGACCCGTTACAACAACCTGGTCAAACAGTTAGGTGTGGGGAAAACGCTATGAGCGAAGTAGAAACACGTTTCCAGGCAGCGCTGACTGAACTGGATAACTTGGAAGCTGAAACCAAGTTGCTGGTTGAGCACCTGGGCAATGGGATCGAGTTGACTGCTGCGTACGCAGTTATCGACCGTTACTGGTCGGGTACCGATGCCACCAACATGAAGACCCGGCTGTCGGGCCCGTTCCCGAAAGAGAACGGTGAGATCATCCTGAACGCTCCTTTCAACAAGAAGCTTTCGGATGGTGAAGACCTGACCAACACCTTGGCGTACTTCGAAGCAGTCTTCCCGGCAATCGCTGAGAAGGTGAACGAGGTCTACGACTACATCAACGCCCACGACCTGAACGATCAGGAAGCGATCCTCCGTCTGAACGAGTTCCGCAAGGAACCCGCACGGTTCGCCAGCTGTATCCGTGATGGTTGGTTCGATGGTCGTCAGAAGGTGGCCGAGGGTGAGATCATCACCTGGGAAACCCTGCGTGATCATCAGGTCGAAGAAATCGACAACGGTGATTACCTCTTCATGACCGACTACAAGGTCGAGATCAAGAAGGCGGAAGAGGCCATGTTCGAACGCCTCTACAAATACGAGAATCCGAATGACTACCGTCTGTACGACGTTACCAACTCGGTGGAACGTATCCGTGCCAGTGTGAAACTCACTAGCATGTTCTTGGACTACCTCAAGTCCCAGATCGCGTAAAAGCAAAAAGACCCCTACCCTACCCACCCGTGAGGGTGGGTAGGGTAGTAAGGTTTTAAATGGTGGTCGTCATACGGATATCGTGTGGCAGGAAGATGATGTCGATATCCTCCTGTACAGACACCAGACCGTCACTGCTCAGTTCCAGACGCTTACGGATACTGAAACCAGACAGGTCGTCGGTGTTACTGATAACGTCCACTGTATTGTCACCCGAGAGTGCGCTCAGTTTCGCACTGACCACTTGGCTACCAGCGTTCGCCATGAGGCGAGCCACCAGTGCGTCCATACTGACGGTCTTCTTGTTGTAGACTCCTTCGTTGAGCTGTCGAGGAGTACTGGCCTCCAAGGCTTCTCGCAGAACAGGGTTACGGTAACCGTCTTCGGTCAGGTAGTACGTTACAGCGAACGACAGGTCTTGGCGGAGAACCGACTCGTAGTTGCTGTTGACCACAACCCGCTGGTAGCCCAGCTTACTGCGCGGCTGGTAGTACAGCACGGTGTTGTCCAGCGCTTGTGCCGTGAAGTCTTCCAGCTGACGGGTGATGACATTAACGAAGTAGTTCTTCGTGTCCTGAGCGAACTGGAGGTCGTAGTCGTCCTTACTGAACATGTAGTTGCCGTCGAATGCAATGAAGTCCCAATGGTACTTCAAGAAACGCGGTTCCAACATGACCGGTTGGCCGTTCTCGTAAACGATGTCCACGTCACGACGATACAACAGCACAGGCTTACCATCCGAACCAATGATGATGTCACCTGCCGAGTGTTCCTTAATAGGTTCACCCGTGGCTTGGTCGAACACCAGTTCACCGTCGACACGTTTAAACACCGTGGTCGAATAACGCGCAGGAACGTCCGCGTCATACCGCTTGTACTGCGCTTCACCCACCAACGGACGAATCCGACTGTAGATGTTAGCCAAGCGTTTACCAAACGTGGTCTGGTAACGGGTTTCAACGATACCCACCATCGGTACCGAGAAGATGCCTTGCTCGATCTTTTGGTCGATGTCCGACCGGGTGATATCCTTGTCACCTTTGGTGGTGAAGATGAACGTCATTTCCGTCGAGAGGGTAGAACCCGTCTTCAGCTGAACCGAACCGAACTGGAAGAAGTTGTTGAAATACATGACGTCGTTCACGTCAATGTCGAAACGGGAATCCAGTTGGAACTGGAAGACACGTTCACCTTCTACCTCGGCAACCAGCTGACCGGCAATGCTAGCTGTACTGGTAGAGTCAACCGGACTGATCGACAGCTGCACACCCACTTGATCGTTCGTCAGCTTACGGTACGCGCTATCCGACTGCGTCACCAAGGTGATGGTGTAACCACCTTCACGGTGCTCGATTGCGATCTGTCCCACACCCACAGCCAGACCCAATGCAGGGTTTTGGTCAATGAAGGTTTGACGGTCGATGGTTGGAGAATCCAGGTGGTAGGTGCGCATCACCGCCTGTTTGTCCGACGTATCGATCACGTAGTAGAACGGTGTGTAAACGAGCGTGCGGCTAGCCAGCAGGTCTACAATCTGTTCACTGGACATGTTCTTGTACGTGGCCATGGTGATGGCGTTGACAAGACGCGACGTAGGCACACTCACGTCGAACAGCACGTTGTGCGGAACGGTTACACGAGTACCATTGTCCAACACCACACCCGTGCTAACCAGATCGTTAACCGACGCCATGTAGCTGCCAACGAAACAGGACATTGGGGCAAAGAAGCCTTTGTTATCCTGAATCGGCAACTCTTTGGTTACCGAGTAAGTACGCTGGGTCATGTAGTCGATGACCTTCACCGGGCTGAAGCCGCTGTTCTCAACGGTACCCTTCAGGGCGGTCTCGGTGATTGGGATACCGCGCTGTTGACGACCGGCAATCACACGCGCCTTCATGTCGTTGAACGGTACAGGGTTAGTACCACCCCGGACCATCTCGATCACTTGCCAAGCCACGCCGCCGGCGTTACGCAGCGGAATGGAGTAAGGACCGAGGTTACCTTGACCGTAGCTGTAGTCTTGGTAGTTCGGTGTGATCTTGCTCGGGGACACATTGGTCAGGTCTTTCTCCAGTTCACCTTTGGTGGTGTACGTGTAGATGCGGACTGTCCCGCGACCCAAGCCGTTAGCGATGTACACGTCCGGGATCTCGTAAGCGATCTTCCCGTTGACCGTGTCAATATCCAACGCCAGCGTCACTGCCAGAGGATCGAACACGTCTTGGTCAAAGCTGACCCGGATCTCGTTCATCCCGCTGTCGTTGATAAGGAACGCACGCACGCCAAACAAATGGTCAGTGAACCTGTACGTACCTTTACAACCCGATGCTTGGTTGGAAGTTATGTTCTCGATCGCCAAGCAGCTGAGCTGCAAGACAGGAACGTTGACCAGGATGTACTTGCGGTCGTCAACCTGCTTGAACATACGGTCCAGCAGGTTACTGGAGATCGGCGCCAACGGGTTGTTGGTCTCACCGTCGTACATCACACCCCAGCCGTTACGCTCGTTGTACTGGATACGGATGCCGTTCATGATGGAGAAGTCATACCCCATCACAGGCAACACGGTGTCCTTCGGAATCAACAGCTCTTTATACGTCACCGAACTGGTACCGACTTGAACAACACGGTCAACGGCCAGTTCCATGAAGGTACTGACGTCCATCGCCAGTTGCAGCAACGAGTTCGATGGGTAACCGAACAAGCCATAACGCTCTTCATCACCCATGTTGCGGCTCAGCTCAGACACGTTGCGTGCATGACGCAGGTGGTTCTTGCTGACCGCATCCAACAGACGGTTGGTGAAACCGTGTGCGGTGCCCAGGATCAAGTCCATCGACAGGACGAACGGGTGTGACTTGCTGTTCAGCTGCACGGTCCCGTTGAACCAGTTCTGTTCGATTTCGTTAACGACGAGGTTAATACCTCGACCTGGGTTATTCGCTAGCAGTTCCAAATCGCTTTGAGAAAGTGCCATCAGTTAATACCCCAATATTCCATTTCCATTGTGTCCAGGTTGATCCATGGATAGGATCCGTAACCACTGAGGTAGTAATCCCGGAACGGCATCTTCTTGTAATACCGTGAACGTACACTTGGGTGCATGTTCGGATTAGTACGCAGTGTCGTCCGGTTGAACTGGTCAGCAATCTGCAAGTTACTGAACCGGAAGCCCTGGGCAGCGAAGTTGATTTCAAGTTCATCTTGACCCTGACCGCGCAACGTGTTCTGTGTGCGGTCAATGGTGCTGAACGCTCCCGATGGGAACGTCGTTGGGAAACAGCCACCGCAACAGAAGATCCACTCAATGTTGCGCATGTTCTTGTTCATGATGATGTGGTAGATCCGGGTGGTGTAGTCCAAGTAGTTACACTCGAGCGCCTCCCAGTTCGGTTCCATACCTTCGTCACCGAGCGTTACCGCTTCGATGTAGTGAACCCACACCTCGAACAAGTAAGGCATGAAGTTCGGTTTGGTGTTGTAGTAGCTTTGACGAATATCAAAGTCGAAGTTGACTTTCAAGATACCGTCAACGAAGGAATAGGTTTCACCCCGGAACCCTGGGCTACTTTTCCCCACCGCCAAACTCAGGTCAGGGAACCCCGAACTGACCTTCAAGAAGTTGGTCATCGGGGGGATCCATGGGTTCAGTGGATCGAGAGCGGTGTTGTCACCACTGTTGGCTGCTCCCCAGACAGGATCTAGCAAGCCTTTTATATACGCCATGAAACTATTGCGAGCAGGTTTTACCAGCGCTTGCAACTGGGGGTGCTTCTGGACGTTATAGTCCGACAAATTCAGCATAGGACGGCTGGCAAACGCTAATCCTATGGTGTCGTCTGGGATGGGGGCCATCGAGTTACCCGGGCCCAGAATTCTAATCCCCCGGAGCATGTTGACCAAGGCTGAATCGTAACCTGGTCCACCGTTTTCCTTGAAGACATAGTTGAACCAATCCCCTATGTTCTCCTGCGAAATGGGTTGCTCTGGTTGGTTATTCCCGGGAGTACGACTCAGCCACCCATCGTAATTTTTCGGGTCATCAGCCATTTTCAAAATACCTTAGAAACAGAGGTTCTCATGATCGGACAAGTTCTTAATCTCGCGTCCTTCTTTTTGGACATCACCAAGCAGCTGTATCCCGAAAGTTCGGACATCGGCGCCGCCGCCAAGGTGACGGACCGGGCTAAACATGCATACAATGTGGTAAACACCAGCTCGGTTCACCGCTCTGCGGGCCGGGGTGTTGTTGCTCCATTGGTCATGGTGGACAAGGCTCTGCTGCACCAAGAATACATGCAGGATCTGATGGCAGTCATCAACCTGCGTGACATGGTGGCTACCCTGACTCACTTCGCTCTCCAGAACTCGGTGAGTGTCGGTGTCAAGGTGGAAAACATCATCGGTAGCGTTAACCCTAACCGTGCAGGCATGATGTCGCTGCTGAGCGGTCTGGAAGCGCTGGACACCAACATCCGTGTTGCTGGCAACGAGTCGAACGATAATAAGGACGACAAAGGTGGCAAGGAAGACGACGACAAGAAGAACTACGTTCAAGTCGGCGGTAAGACCTACCCGGATCTGATGGAGTACACTCCTCTGTCCGTGGGTCGTGTGGTGAACGTTACTCTCTTCGGTGAGAACGGCACCAAGATCGATTTCCCGATGACCTTCCGTCAAATCCCTGTCCCTGCTTCGGACATGGAGATGCGTCGTATCTTCGCAGTTGTCAAAGGTGACGACGGTCTGAAGATGCGCTGGCTGATGCGCAAGACCGGCGAGATCACCAACCCGGAATGGCTGAACGGTACCGACATCGTTAAAGAGCGCTTCAAAGCGAAGAACGGTGACATGACCGGTTACTACCGTGAATCGCAGAAACGCGACACCGGTAACGCCATGGAAGCCATCCGTACTGGTATCCTCAGCGTGAACTCGATGGCCAACTCCATCATCATGAGTTCTGACGAACAAACGCAAGTCGAACTGCTCATCGGTAAGAAGTTCTCTGACCCGACCTCGCGTCAAGCGATCTTCGAGAAGCTGTCGGCGAACACCATCGTCATCTGCAACGATGACCGTGGTATCTTCACCTTCTACACCGATGGCCAGTCGCTGCCGGAAGTTTACAGCCGTCGTGACCTGGCTGTGAAGTCCAAGAAAGAGGGGACTTCGAACACCCTCCAAGACCTGGTTAAACTGTTGAATGGGGGTATGTAAATGGATCTCTTGACTTATGTGCGGGGCGTCAAGACCTTCAAGAAGTCGCAGCTGATTGAAAAGCTCGACACTGTGATGGTCATTGCACGCGACCTGCATGGCAACATCGAACGCCTCGAAGCCAACAAAATTGATCTCGGTCACGAGATCAACCAGTGGATCATTTCGAAGAGCGTTCTGCGTTTCCTGGAATCCTCCGGTTATCGCGGTGTGACGTTCAACCACGCGATCAAGACCGCTCTGATGACCGTGCAAGCCATGGTCCCAGTGCTGACCAAGCTGGTTAAATCGGACCGTAACGAAGTCTGGGACGGCAAGATCCTGAACCTGCGTCAGGCCAACCTCCTGAACATCGTGGAACACACCGAGCACTGGCTGAAGTTCACCGGCCTGATGTTCGACGTGCTGCTGACCCTTCACAACAAGAAGACCCCAGCACCGGAATCCCACCTGGCCAAGAGCGACGCGCGCTGGCTGAACGGCACCGCGGAGTTCTACAAGACCACGACCGTCGAGCTGCTGAAAGGCTCGCGTGTTCTGATCCAGGCGCTGGAAGCCGTTCCGGAGATCGACGTCACTGAAGGTTCGCTGTCTGTTCTGGAAGCAACCGAAACCGACGCCCCGATCGACATGATGAAGCAGGGCTTCGGTGTCCACCAGTTGAACCCGGTGTTCTGGATCAGCTTGGGTCGTATGAACTACAACCTGGCCCGTATCGACAAGGCTCGTCGTGACAACGAACTCTTCGCCATGAAGATCAGTCAAGCGACCAACCTGAAGAACGGTACCGATGACGCTCAGCTCGACGAGCAGATCGCCATCTACCAAGACGAGATCATCAAGAACGTCAACATCATCGAAGAGATCGAGAAGAACTATGCCTAACTTCCGCCTTGCACCGAATGGGTTCATCGCCCAGGACATCGGCGATGTGGAAGCAGACGGTATCTTTCGGAACCTGAACCTTCTGCGTAAAGATGCGTACAGTGACTTCGAGCAGGTGATCAAAGGTCATGTGACCCTCGAGACCCTGCGGATCGCCCATCGATTGACAGGTGGTAGCTTCCGTGCATTCCTGGAAGCGAACTACGACAGTGGCAACGGTCCCTTGACCAACTTGATCAAGGACCTGGCTCACTACCTGAACGGTCGTATTGGTCACCATGCCATCATCACATCGATTCTGAACGAGGAGAAGAAACTCCAAAGTCTGAACCGGTCGACCTCCGCGCTGTATCGTCCAACCAACCGCCCGATGAATGCCCTGCCTCTCCTCGAGGATGGTTACATCGTGCACGACTATGACCTGTATCGCCTTATGGCTGGAATCTCGCCTGCCAACGTGGGGCGTTTCTTCCAGTTGCTCGGCGGAGAGACCTACTATGTCTGAAGAAGAGAAGTTGCTGGCAGCCGAGATGGCGGCTGTCAGCGCGGCAAAGTCCACAGAGATCGTTGAAGCAGCTAGCACGGCTGGTGAGCTGAACGCGTTCCAGAACAAGCTCGACGACGCCGCCGATCGCGTGCTGGAAGCTAAGAAGGTGCTGGGTTCCCTGCAAGCCTTCGAAGTGACTCCGGAAATCGTGGCTGACATCGACCGCACCCTGGTAAAGGCTGGTGTGACTATCCCAGCTGCTGACGGAATGGATGCGGTTGAAGGGGCTGAAGCACTGGGTATCACCCTGATGCCGAAGGACTACCTGTTCACCCGCCTGCTCGGCTGTGAGAGCTTCCTGAACGACTTCTTCCGTGATTCCAAGGAAGTGGTTCAACGGATTGGCTCGGCGGTCAAGGACATCTACATCGGTTTCACCGAATCGCAGGAGTCCCTGTCCAAGCAACTCGATCTCCTCGAGAACCAGATCCTCACCACGCCTGAGTTCAACAGCTCGGAGACCTTCATCCTCGGTCACCGTCTGTACAACCTGCTGAAAGTAAACGGTAAGGTTGACCAGAACTGGGCTGGCAACCTGAGCAAGCTGGCCACCACCCTGCAAGGGCTGACCGGCAACTACTACCTGAGCAGCAAGAAAGACCTGCAAACGGTCTACAGCTACTTCGGTGGTTTCTCGGGTGCTACCCTGGACCAGTCGCAAGAACGCCTCATGATGCTGCCGGTGAGCATCCCGTCCACTCCGTTCAAGGAGTGCACCTACCCGAACAACTCGCACGGTGGTCCTAACCTCATTGCGAAGCAGTCGGTGGAGCTGATGGGTGGTGCGTACTTCGTTGACGTGCGGCAGAAGGCTCGTCCAGTGACAGCCTCCTCGATCGATGAAGTGAAGGATTTCATGATCCGCTTCCTCGAGCACGACCACACCAGTTTCGAAACCTACTCCGAGTACACACTCAAGGACGTTGGCTTCGAGATCAAGGCGCTGTCGAGCAAAGAGATCAAGGCAATGATCCGCCAGCTGCGCGACATCATGGGTACCTGGCAGAAGATCTTCGAAGCCGGTGAAAAGTTCCGCATGAACGACAACGACTACAACGACGTCGTGAAAGGTCTGCTGGAATCCGAACTCAGCGATGAGATGAAGGTGCAACTGTCCAAATGGTTCGGCTCGATCGTGCGCAAGAACCAGATGGAGCTGCTGACCATGCGCGCCCAGGTATCGACCTACCTGACCTTCATCATCAACGGCCTGATCGACATCTGCAAAGATTCCATCAAGGTCTCTGCACCTTAAGGGGGAATCATGGGCGCTGGTCATAAAGGCAGTTACGTAGCGTGCTTGGATCAACACCACACGCTCGTCCAGTATCAGCGAGAGCTGATTGAACTGGGTGTGATCATGCGGTCGACCAAAGCTCCCATGGTGGCGGGGAACGAGGACCTGAAAGAACAGGCCCTCGACACCCTCACCAGTGTGGGGCGTGGTTTGTTCAGCGTGACCAAGTGGGTCGGCGGCAAAGCGATCGATGGTTTCCTGAAAGGGATTACCATGGCGAGCAATCAGGTTTCCAAGTCGTTCAACGACAACCAGTCCCTTATCAAGAACATCCTCAAGGATGTGAATAAGGTGGCTGACCAAGAGATCAAGATTGCGGCCAACAAGGTGGGTCTCATCACCTCGGGGGGTAACCCCCACGAAATCCAACACGACATGGACACCTTGATCAAGGTGCTGGAAGCTTTCGACAAACACTCGAAGGAACTGATGGCCCACTTGGACAAGGAACTGGTGACGCTCAAGAAGTTGAAGAGTGTCAGCAAGTCCGAACAGATACACACAGTCATTGACGAGTTCACTGAACTGCGGTATCCCGTGTTCAATCCGGGTGAAAAGTCAGGCGATAGTTACAAGTCTGACATCTTACCGGGGGGACGTGTCTTCGTCTTCACTGAGAAAGGCAACGTCCCGACGTACTCCATCTCGGGGGATTCCCCTGAAGGACAAGCTGCAACGCTGACGCTGTCGAAGTCGGAAATCTCGGATATCCTGAACAAGCTGGAGAAGGTCAATGCCCTCCATGAGCGCGTAAAGGAATCCTATGACAACTACCTGGGTTTCATCCGGTCTTGGGCTGAGATGGTCAAGGGGGTTGATGCAAACCTGAGCAAGTTGGGTCAGGTTAGCAAAACCGTCATCGGCGAAGCTGAGAAACTCATGGCTGGCAATACGGGGGCTCTCGCATTTTATAGCGGATTCGTCCCACGTGTCGTCGGTTATACCGACAAGTACATTCATGGTGTGCTTGGGGTTTTCGCTTGATTTGTTTATAAACAAGCCCAATTCTTTCGTTAACGAAAAAAGGAAAAAGTGCTCATGAGCATTCTGACTATGTTCCAAGGTGTCGAAGACCACATCAACGGCACCGTTGTTGAAGAACCAGGTTCCACCGGTGGCGCCGTGACCGAGGCCACCGAAGTCGCCCTGGAAGAAGTGCGCGCTGACGTTGCCGAATCGGTAGCCGAAGTCGAGCAACTGGCCGAGGCTGTTGCCGAAGTCCAGGAAGAGCTCAAAGAGCACGAAGAAACCGTCGAAGAGCTGACCGAAGAAGTTGGCGGTCTGGAAGCTCTGCTGTCCGCCGGCCAGTTCAGCTCCACTGCCTTCGCTCAGAAGTACAACCGTGCCCTGAGCCTGAACGCCAAGCTGGGTGGTAAGAACTTCTCCACCCTGGGTGCCGAGTCGATCTCCGACGCCGCCACCGCTCGCCTGGCCTCGGTCACCGGCGTTGAAGGTTTCATGGACACCCTGAAGGCTGGTGCCTCGAAAGCCATCGAGTACATCAAGCACATCTTCAACACCGTGATCAACTTCTTCGTCGGCATGGTCAGCGCTGCCTCCGGCCTCGCACGCCGCAAGGAAATGCTGTCCGGCTACCTGGACAAGAAGCAGGTGAAGGAAGAAGTCAAGCTGGGCGGCTGGAACGTCGGCTGCGACTACGAGGCCGAAGGCGTCGATGGTATCGGCAAGCTGCTGCTGTCCAGCGCGTTCGACATCACCCACGACTCCCTGCCGAAGTTCATGGACCTGGGCAAGAACCTGGACGGTGTCAACGTCTCGGCGTTCAAGACCGCCTACAACGCCCTGATCGGCGACATCAAAGGCGTGGCCAAAGACGCGGGCAAAACCAGCGAGAAAGCCACCGGTGACAAGCACACCGTTCTCGGCACCCACGCTGGCTTCCGTATCTTCGCCGTCTTCGACGAGAAGATCGAGAAAGACGAAGACTGCATCAAAGCAGCTCGTTCGATCAAGATCTCCTTCGGCAAGACCGAAGAAGCCAAGAAGTTCGCTGACGGCAAGTCGGTCAAGGTCAAGGCCACCAGCACCCAGCTGAAGGGCCTGCTGAAGTCGGTCGACGACTACGTGACCGAGATCCGTTCGAGCAAGGTCCAGCAGAAGTTCTCGAAGTCCGAGCGTGACCGCGTGATCGGCACCCTGAACGTCGCTTCGAAGTCCAACAGCGACAAGAAGGCGGACAACGACAAGGCTATCGCCCTGTGCAAAGCCATCTTCGTGTCCAGCTCCGCGCTGACCACCACCATGACCAAGCTGTACGTCTACCTGGCCAAGCAGATCATGGACGCCGTTCAGGCGCACATCTGATCTCGTTCGGCATTGGTGAGCTGAAGCTTACTGCGTAACGAGTCCTATCCGCCGGGGTCATCCCGGCGGATAGGGTTTATGCCGTCTTTTAATTGTTCGATGCTATGTACTCTGACTATTGGCGAGAGGCTGCTTTCAATGAACAGTGTAAATGTGATCCCGCTGCGCCACATTGTGGCACCGGCGGTGAAGGAGTTGTATGAGGAGGATCAGGAAGGTTACGACGCCGTAGCGGATGAACCTGTCATGAATGCCCTCTCCAACGAGAACGACCGCGTGGATGGTCTGGAGGCTATCTACGGCCACATCCTGAACCACCGCCCGCGCGTGATGACTTATGAGGTGACAGGTACCGAAGGTCTGGTTTCTTGGATTGCTGATTCGGTGAAGTCTTTCATCCAGACCGTGAAGAAGTTCTTCAAGTGGTTGTGGAGTTTCTTCAGTGGTAAGGAAGCGGCAGTGGATGTCGCGAAGAAACAAGTAAAGGAAAAGATTGCCGGGTACGGTGCTATCGATGGTCCGATCAAGTACCCGAAGGATGTCCTCTACCTTTACCCTAAACAGGGCAAGTTGGATGTCAACCTGTCGTGGCTGACGACCGTCATGCAGACCGCCGAGAAGAACATCGCTAAAGCCGATAAGTACATCGACGAACTGCAAACCTTGTTCAAGGCTATTTACGCCCACACGAATAAGGACGGCAAGGCTGAAGACTTGAAGGGTGTGGTTGACTCCTTCAAGAAAGGGTTCGAAGACCTGTTCAGCAAAGACGGTACCGGGACCACCAATTTCTCCGGTTCGGCTACCCTCCTTAATAAGGGCGGTACTCTGTCGTTTGTAACTGGCAGCGATCAACCCAAGTTCCAAGAAGGCGCTACCTTCTTCATTACCACTTCTCAGCTGAAGACTCTGTTCGACGAGTACAACTCGATGGACAAGAAGATCCGTGAGTTCAGCGGTAAGACTTACGATCTGGAGAAGGGCACGCTGGTGGTGCTGAACCGGTTCATTCAGGTCAGTGGTCAAGAAAGCCCTCAGCTGAAAGCGCCACTCGAAACGATCAAGGCTGAAGTCCGTCGTTGCATGACGAACGTTAAAGCCCTGCACCTCGAGTTCATGAAACTGAACAAGCGCACGGTTGACCTGTTGGGTCTCTGCACGAAGAAGGTGAAGTGATGCAACTGAATCTGATCAACATTCCTGTGTTGGTCGGTCTGGCAGCCTCTACCGTGAGCTGTAAGCCGATTAACACACGTTATGGCTCTGTGCTCCGGCTTAACGACAAGAACTTCAAATACACGCCCGTAGGAAGCCTCAGAGAGGCTCTGCTGGTCCAGCGTGTGGATTTGGGTGAGTTGTTCGCCGGTATCCCGCAGGACATCTCCGAACTGGAGGTATTCCCGACGGGTGAAGTCTACGAACAAGCACTATGTGACAAGCTGGGGGTTGACCTGACTCTGGCCGAATCCCCGCTGACCAACGAAGAAGAGGAACTGCTCGCCGAAGAGGATGAGCTGGGTAAACTCTTCCAGCGTTGGAAACAGTTCGTTGGACTCAATGGGTTGCCACGCCGTGAAGTAGACCTTTACGTTGATGGCAATGTTCTCTACATCGATGCGATCCACTCGGTAGCTTACCGTGGTGTGGTGGGTGTCACGTTCAAGAAGGATTGAGGCATGAGTAGCCCCACGTATCGTTTGGGTCTGATCGGGATGTTGATCAACACGCTCGACAAGACCACCTTGACCACCGAAGAAACTCCTGAGCTGCTCAATTACCTGAGCAACGTAGGGATCGGTGAAGTCACCAAGGAAAACCTCCAGCGGCAGCTGTACGGTACTGTTGCGGTAATCGAGCGTGAGTTCGATTATTACGACAGTTCCGAGCTTAAAGTCAACGAGGTACTAAACCAGTACCTGATCGATATCGGTAACGCGGTGAATAACGGCGACTACCCGAAGACCCGCGACGTTGCCATGGCGATCTGTGCCTTGGGTAACAAAGGCGGTGACCAGTCTGAAAGCGACGGTGTGGAAGCACTGATCGAAATCGGTCAAGGTATCCTCCAGTCTTACATTGATCTGGATGAAGAGTTCAAAGAACTTCCGGATCAGAGCAACGAGGTCTACCTGGCACACGCTCGTAAGCTGGGTTACCTGGAACGGGTATTGGGTCTGGTCGACGTGTTCGTTACCGCCCGTATCGGCGCTGTGGCCGGCGTGGAAGAATACGCCCCGGTTGACTACAACTACCTGCACCCGATCAATCTGGAAATGACGGATTGGGTTGGTGGTCTCGAATGCAACCAGCAGGAAGACTGCCAGTGTGGTTGCGTGGTTGATCACTCGCTGAAACTGCTGGAAGGTATGGAAGACTACCTCGAAGGCAATCTCGAGACTGAATCTGCGATTTACTTCGAAGGTGTTGCCCGCGCCAACGGTATCCGTCTGGATCTGCTGGAGGGTAACGAGGGTCCTGTCTGGGACGCGGTGAAGAACCTGGCTAACGAAGCCTGGAAAGCCATCACGTCCGCGTGGGAAGCTGTAAAGGAATGGTTCAGCGACCCTGAGGAAGAGAAGAAGAAGAACGAGGCGACCGTCGAGAAGGCTGACGATAACAAGAAAGCCATTCAATCGATGGAAGACAAGAGCGCTACCGTCAACGATGCGGCCGCAGCGGGTATCAAGGCGTTGGCTGAAAAGACCGACCCTACCGGCGAGATGACCAAGATCGTTCTGCGCTTGACGGGTCCTGCTTCGGCGTCCGGTGTGATCGATGGTCTCTTGGGCCACCTCGAGAAACACAGCTCTGGTGGTAGCGCGCTTCAGGACGAAAAGAAAGCAGCTGAAACTGCCCTGGCCGAACTGAAGAAAGCAACCAACATCTCCGGCGACGAAGAGAACAAGGAAGCTGCGGCTACCGCCAAAGCCGGGGTCAAGGAAAAGATCAAGGACGCCCGAGAGTCTGTTAAGAAGGTTAAGCAGACGATCTCCGAGCACAACAAAATCACCAAGGGGATCCGCAAGGCGATCGAGGGTATTACCCCGCACATCTTCGTGACTCCTGACAAGACTGCTGCCGGTCAAGAGGAGAACAAGAACGAAGGTAAGAAAGGAAAAGGGAAGAAGAAGAAATGAATGAATTCCACCCACGGGTAATCAATCAGCTTCTCCAGCAGTTGCCAATGGGTACTGCTATCACTCGGGTGGATGCGTTGTCCAATCCCACCTCGACCACCCTCAACCTGTATACCGACGGCGCTAAGTCGCAGATGGTTGTGCCGAAACTGGCGCTGTCCGAGCGTTTCCCCTCGGGTGAAGTTCACCTGATCGTGGAAGAAGGTCAAACCGTGAACGAGGTGGTGGATCTGCTGTCGCAGAAATACGATCTCTTCTGGGTACAGAACGTGGATTACCATGCTTCTGATGACCTGGTGGTATTCGATGAAACGGGCGAAGTGCCGTTGCTGGTAAAGGCTGCTGACACCAGTCCGCTGTGGTACGGTGAGGTGAACGTAATCCTGCTGGATAAAGCGGCTTACGATCGTCCTGCTGAAGCCGTAGTTGTTCCGCTGGACACGGTACGCATCCAGATGGCGCTGACCTCGGTCATTTTCCAAGGTGATGGCAAGGTCTTCAACAAGACCAGAACCAAACTCACTGCGGGGTTCTGCAAGAAGGTTTACACCCACCTGAAAGACAGAGGGTTTACCGGCATTGGTCCTGACGATCTCGGCAACGGTGAGTTGATCGATAACGTCGCTGATGGCTTCTCCGGCATGATTGTACTTAAGCCGGTTAAGGGTCCTCACCTCTTTATTCGTTTCCGTTCGAAGGGGGAAGACCTGGTTCCCTCCTCTCCGGGTGATGAGGATCCCGTTTAACCCTGTACCTAGAGTGGAGGGTAACACCTCCACTCTGGTTTATTGCGAGGACGCTTTAGATGCTTGAAACTTTTATCGCTACCGAAGAGAACTACGACGCCTACTTGCGTCCAGCAATCTACGATTCCCTGAAAGCTGTGCTTGCTTATTACAAGCTGGATAGCGCGGCTAACATCTACTACAACGGCCGTAATGAAATCGCCAAGCTGGTAGGTTCCAATCGAACCGACAGTCCTACTGCCGACCATTACACTGACGGTATTTTCCGCAACAAGATTTTCATCGTTCCTGAAGTTGACCGGAGTGAGTTCTGGAACAACCGCCGGGAATCAGTTGAAGCGCCAGTGTGGCGGGACCAGAACAAACTCCCGCTGATGCTCACCCCGGCGTTTGAAAGCAAGAAGATCCAAGTGCAAGTGGTCTGTGCGCATAACACGTATGCCGACGCAGACAACATGCAGAAGAAGATCAACCGGTTGCGTGAGAACCAGGTGGTCGACTTCAACTTCAGTCCGATTACTCACATGCCAGTGAATAACTCCATCATGGAGTTCATCGAGACTATTCACGGGATGCTTCAGCGTAATGAACCGACTACTCCGGAGTTCTCCGAGTGGTTCTACAGTTGCGCACTGGCACCATTCCACATCGTCTCGAACGTGGCAGGTAACCACAAGATCATGGTGGTTCCGCTGAAGTCTCCGAACATCGGGATTCAGTTCACCGACCCGTTCATCGCCAAGGTGGCTAAAGGTCAAACCTACGGTCGCTTTGAAGTGCAGTTCAGCTACACCTTCTACCTGAATGATTTCATTGGGTGGGAGCTGGAGTATCCGCTGAACGTCTACCAGGAAGAGATTCCTCCTCAGTTCATTCCTGCGCCGCAGTCGGAACACGTGAGTGAAACTCTGTACCGTTCTGCACCGGAAATCCTTAACGGGCGCGCGCTGGATACTGCGGGTACCGCGCACCAGACGCCGTTCTATCTCAAAGCGCCGCGTCACGACCCGTGGGCGTGTCCGAAGACGTGGTGGGTGCAACCTATCATCCAAGCTCGCTTGGTGGTTGACGATGTACCAGAGCAGGTGCTGTGCAACGTATTCGACATTCCTGGGTTCCAGTGGGAAGACAGCGTTAAAGCATATTTCCTGCGTCGTCATGAAGTGGCGTGCAAACACCACGAAACCCCGTTCTTTATCCAGGTCTATGAAAACGACCAGAAGGTAGACGAAGAGTTCCTCAGCATGGATGAGCTGGGTAACGTCACCTTGAAACGCGTGGTCAACATGAAGTGGACCTACCGGATTATCATCAACTTGGATTGGGCGATCCGTGACTACTCGGAAGGTTTCTGGAATGACCTCGCCAAGAACCCAGAAGGCTGGCAGCACTTGGTCAAGATCTTCGAGTGGTTCGACTTCGGCACGATCCCAGAACCGAAGATCCAGTACATCCACCTGATCAAGCAAGGGATCGACAAAGGTTTCGGTGGTTGGAAGAAACCATTCAATATTTACGAGATGGGGTTGGGACTGATCGTCTACAACGACCAAAATCGGAGACTGTGACATGCCACTCGCTACTACCCCGTTGGGGCAAGAAACACCCAAAGAACCAGAAGCCCCCAAGATCTACAGTGAGACGTACCGCCACTCCATTGTGGACTCGACCTACCAGCCGGAACAAAGCCTGCTGTCGATGGTCCAAGGCGCGCCTCGGATCGCGCAATACTTCCGCTGCTTCTTGGCGGAGAACGAAGAACCGAAAGAATACTCTCCCGGTTCGGTCGGTACGTACCAGAGCTATACCAAGATCGACCGCGTTCCTTTGAAGATCGAAGGGGATGCATCGTTCAACTTCAACGCTGAAACCGGTGAGGGTGATAAGACCTACTCCGGCTGGGTTGGTTTCGGCCGTCCACCTATCCGTCATGATGTGTTCATCATGGATATTGGCGATGGTCACGCTGGCCTGTTTGCCATCACGGAACAACCCGAGATCCGTAACGTTACGGCGAACAAGGTTTACCAGATCCAGTTCAAGCAACTCGGTATCATCACCAAAGATACCTTCGAAGAGCTGGAAAGCCGTGTAGTTGAATCCCTTGTCTATTCCAAGGACTCGGTACTCAACGGCGGTCACTCGGTTATCACCAAGGGTGAAGAAGAAGTTGCCATGCAACTCTTCCAGTGGGGTGTGACGATTGGCGGTCACATCATGAAGACCTTCTATTGGAACCCAGAACGCACGATCGTTTGGGACCACAATGGCGAGAAAGTGTACGACCCCTATTTGGTAGAGTTCCTGGCGGCGGTGATCCCTGGTGACTACCGTGGGAAGTACCCGACTATTAACCAGTTCTCCGTGCAGTACGGCGGGTTGGAAACCGGTCGTTGGGGAACCACCAACATCTGGGAAGTGTTGCTGCGCTGTGACTGGAACCTGATGCAGATACTGGACAATCAAGCGGCAATGGTTGATACCAACCGCCTGATGAACACGCGTCTGTACGGTAACTTGCGCAACAGCAAGATCAAGTACTTCATCACCACCAACCCCGACGACTTCCTAACCTACAAAGTCTATTTCAATATGGACGGGTACCCGATTCTTCAACCGGGACCACAGGAAGACATCAGTTACCTGTTCTCGCCGGAATTCTACCAAGGAAACCCTCAAGGGGAATTCGAGAACATCGTGTACAGTTCGTACCGGGACCAACAAATTGATCATGTGCGTTTGTTGGCGTATTGCAAGACGTACTTCACGCTGCCGAAACGTGATCAACTGTATCACGGCGCCATTCTGCTGCGACTCTTGCAATTCGCGCGCAAACTGGGAGGACCGCTTTGAGCTTAGCACTCAGCCGTTATAACGTCATTCGTGAGCGCATCTTGTATTTGTTCAACATCCTCAATAACCGCCTGTATGGGGTTATGGTCACCCCGACCATGATGATGTCCATCGAAGAGATGCGCGACCGTCCCCAGTATTACCAAGAAGACTTCGTAAACGATACCACCTATTATGAAGATTACCAAGAACGGCAGTTGACGATCCCCAAGATCATCGACATCCTGCCCAATATGGTATCGGAGCGCCAGCTCGGTTTCCGTGACGCTAACACCGCGGTCATTGAAATCTACGAGTCCATCCAAGAGTACATCCAGCTCTGGTGTGAGCTCGTTAACAAGGCTCCTGAGTTCAACATGCCCCCTATGGATGAACTGCGTAACCTGGAGCTGCTGGCGTACACGATCTTTGATGACTACAAAAGCATCAAGGGTTACATCAACACCAAACACCTGTACGCGAAGGTTAAAGACGAGGAAGAAGCGAACAAACGCAACTTGGCTGGTCTGCGCTTCCTGTTGTCCTTGACCTCCATGAACAGCGGGCAAGAGCCTGATGACGGTATCGTCTTCATAAGCCACCTGGATGACTTCCAGGGCGGTGGGTACCATCAAGCCTCATCAACCCTTAACGATCACCCAATCATCGCTAAAAAGGCTGTTGTAGACAGCCTGAACACACCAGAGAGCAGTATCAACAATCTGGGTGATTGGGTCTTTAAAGGATAACCCTCCATGGAAATGCCACGTTCGTTATCCAACTTGATCGCGTATGCGAATACAATCGACAAGTCGGGGGGTTCCCAACACACCCAGTTAAGCGCTATGGTGGTGACCCCCACTGAGCAGTTACCGTTGATCCTCCCCCAGGGTTACGCCAAGTTCAGTCTGTACGCTGTTAACTGTGCAGACGACTTCCGCATCAAGGCCAGTATCCAACCGGGTGTCTACCAGAACAAGGTACTGCCGAATAAGGATAACCTGTACATCGAGGTGACTGAACGGAAAGGTCTTACCCAGACCATGAAACGCTTCCGTGCTGTCCCCCTCGGTGACAGTAACCCGCAGATGATCGGTACCAGTACCCAACTGGCGGACCTGGGTGCGAAAGACAACATCAACATGGTGACTGTCAGTTTCCAGTTGATGGAGACCGGTTATGCAATCCTGAAGAACGTCATGGTGTCTGACCGACACCTGATGTCTTCATTGGACAACGTCTTGCATTATCAGTTGACCAAGTACGGGAAACAGTTGCAGCTGATTGGTGAAGACGCGTGGCGTGGGGTAGACATTGAACGTCCAATCGATAACCCCCGTGAGTTCAAGCAGATCATCATCGGCGGCCACCCAGCGGCTGTACCTTACCCGCAGTTGGCGCGGTTCCTCCAGAACCATGAAGAGTTTGGTATTTACTCGAAAGGACTGGGGGCGTATTACCGGAAAGGGATGTGGATGATCTACCCCCTCTTCAAGGTGGGGCGGTACGAGAAGGCACGAGCTGTGCTCAACATTTACCGTCTGCCTGAAGACGTGTTCCCCACGCTGGAGGCAACGCACTTTACTCAAGGCAAGGTCACCACGATCTTGTCTACAGGTAAAGCGAAGCACATTGACGGGGCGGATATCAAGAAACAGAACCAGGGCTCTGGTAAGCGCATTATCAGTGCGGATACGGTGATGGGTGAGGTAGGTGCTTACTACGGCAATGGTCAAGCTGTAGCCACGCGCCAGGACTCCTTGAGTGAGTACCAAACGTCTGTGCGGGGTAGTGGTGAGGAACGAGCACCCTTCCTCGATAAACCTACCAACAACCTGTGTAAGCACCTGTCTGAGAACGCTTTCAATGAAGGGACCATGGAAACCATCCAGTGGAACAACTCCAACCATGATCTGTTGGTACCGGCTATGCCGGTGCGGTTCTACTACATGAGTGGGGATAACACCCTGAAGTACAAAGAAGGTACTCTTCTGGCTGCACGTACTGAGTTCCAGAAGGACTCTGAAACAACTAACTTGGCATTCCGTCAACACTCTGCGTTGTCTCTCTTCCTGAACAACCAAGAGATGGATGCTGAATAAGTTTTCTTTCAGAGCGAAGTGGATAGATATACACTACTAATCGATATCTGCGAAGGCGGGTAGGAGAGGGGTGGTTATTTTCAGTAATAAACGGGTAAGCTTGTCTTACCCTTCCTTATTCCTAACCGGAGGTTAGTTATGGACTCCCCTAGCGAGCAACCTGTTGCTCCTCCTACTGCTCCTCCCACGCAAGAGCGTGAGGTAGTTGAGCAAATGCAAAGAACCTTCGAACGCATTCAAGGTTCGGAACACCTCGAACGGATCAGACAGGAAGAAGCCGGTGAGTGAAGAATTCAAGAAACACGTTTTTGACTTCCGCGAGATGGCTACCCGTCGTTATGCGGAAAACAAAGACAACCGAATCAGTGACGAACAAATCGCCGCTGAAATGACCCGTCGGGAAATCGAACGTATCCAGGAGAAAATCAAGCCTCAGGTACTGACCGATGATGACGGCGGGATGATGTTCCCGTTGATGTCGAAGTACCTGCAAGCGCTGAAAGCAACTGCCGCGGTCAGACAGCCAATGGCGCTGCCGGCTATCACCCGAACC